CAACTGGAATTGTGAGACTCAAGACTTGTTTTTCAGGATCAAATCTATCGTCACTAATGTTCCATTTGATTGGTAATGGAAGTGCTGGATTGAAATCAGGCATGATTGAAAAATTCTTTTAATAAGTTGTTTAAAAATTGATTAGTAGAGAGATTGTTCGACTTACAATGCTCTCTTACTAAGGCAGCTAGGCTATCAGAAGTACGCACCCCTAAGACATTTCCTTGAGATTTTTTTTGGGCTGCTCTTCTCTCTTCAAGTTGTTGCATGATTGCTTGTCCAGAGAATTCTGCTTCTTCGGTGGTCATAGTGTGTCATCTATCTTTGATATAGCATGACTTAAAAACTCTCCTTGTCTAGCTAATGTAATAGGAGTAATTTTTTTGACGTTAAATTCTTTTGTATATGCCTCTATAAGTCCTTTCATTTTATCAGGATAGAGTTCATTTACCGTCTTGAGTTTTTCATTGATACTATTTCTAGCTTCAGTAGAGATAGGAGGATCAGCTTTAGCTTTTTCAGAAACAGGAGCTAATTCTTGATTAGGTTTCTGTGGAGTTGTAGCAGTACCTTGTTTTG